CCCGCGCAGCCTGCGCGGACGGGCGGGCAGGCGCTGAATCGGTGCCCCCTCGCCCCCCTCGCCCTGCCGCCGGTAAAAGTCCGGCGCTGATAAGCAAGAGCGAAACGGAGGTTATTACAGTGAGTTATCACGATTTGCTTACCATGTACGGCGACGAGCAGGAGACCGCCGAACAGCGGATCTACATCTACGTGCAGCAGCCGAAGCGGTACAAAACGACGGAAGTCATCGCCCGCAAGGATGCAGACATTGCCCGCCAGATTGAGCGCATGGAGCGCTTGATTGACGATCTGCGCGACTATCGCGTAGCACTGGCGCAGCGGTATGCCGAGCTGGAAACGATGCCTTACACGCGCGTTTTAACGCTCAAGCGTGATCCGAGTTATAAGGGGCGCATTACCTACTGGGTGACGATCACGCTCGAGCTTACAGACGGCACGAAAATTGACGAGCTGCGCGAGCAGTTCCCCGGGCAGGACCGCGCGAAAGCATTTGCCCGCTTTGCCGCCCTGAAAAAGCAGTATCCAGGCATCACGTCCGTGCAGGATACATCCCGCCGCAGCTGGGAAAGGAAGTGAGCACAGCACAACACATGCAGCCCCGACGGATACCCGCCTGGGCTTTTCCTATAACCGTAATTTGCTTTTGCAGTTTAAAGCACGCGGTTAGCATTTTAGTTAGCATTTTGCTAACAAAGCACGTTCGCATTATGCGAAAAATAATCGTAAATCCGCGACGTTTTTCGCACAGCAAAGATTTCCGAAAGCACCACAAAGCATTGATAAACAAAGAAAAGCCCCAGAATCCAATGGATTCCGGGGCTTCTTAATTTGGTGCGGGAGATGGGACTTGAACCCACCTTAAAAGCACGTAAAAGCATTGAAAACACTTGTGACTTTGCAATTCGTGTTAGCATTTTAGTTAGCATTTTCGAAAAAATTTGTCATTGCGTTTGCAGCCTTTGCCTTGTCTGCGTCAGCAATGTGCGTGTATATCTTTCGCATCGTCTGATTGTCTGCCCACCCGCCGAGGCGCATCATCTCCAGTTCAGGCACGCCGAGATGATAGCCAAGCGACGCAAAGCTATGCCGCAGCCCGTGTACGCCGACCAGCGGAAGCCCGGCCTGCTCGCAGATCGTGTTTACCTGCTTGTAGATCGTGTTCGGATAGCAGCGCACGACCGCGCCGCTTTTGCCCTGTGCAGCCTCAAGCGCGTCGTACAGCGCCGGAATCATGATCGGGATCGTGCGCGCGGATGACTTGTTTTTGTTTGCTTCTTTGCGCACGATATTCTTGTGCTCGTCGATGACTGCCGCGCCTGATACACGGATCGTCTTTGCGTCGAGATCAATATCAGTCCAATCTACTGCCATGATTTCTGATCTCCGCAGCCCATGCAGCGCCAGCAGCGCAGGGATTTCACATGGTTTTCCTGCCACGGCTGCCACAAAAATTTTGATCTGCTCCGGATCAAGCCATTGCTTTTCGTTTGGCGCGATCTGCGGAAGCGTGACTTCTGGGACTTCATATCCGCTGAATTTTAAGGCAGCCGCGACCATCCGCCATGCGTTTTTCAGTGTCTTCGGCTTTACGCTTTTCGCCTCTGCGCTCACAACAGCCTGCCAGTTCGTGATATCGCGGACCGGCTTTTTCATTTGTGCCTGGAATCGCGTTGACTGCATGGACACATACGCCTTTACCGTTGACGGAGACAGCACACCGCGCTTTGCGTCGATGTATTCCGTCACGCACTGTTCCAGCGTTTGCGTGCTCTTGTAGGGGAGACGCTGCCCATTGCGATAGTCCGCCTTGATCTTTTCCGCCTTCCGGATGCACTCCGTCCGCGTTGCCGCCGACACCGGCACGCTCTCTCCGCCGAGGCGCATCTGAATAAACCACGTCCCGCTTTTTAACTTGCGCGGCTCAGGTACTTTCATCTTGCAGCCTCCTCAGTCCGGGCGATCCACGTCTACGCGGCCGTCTTCGATGTCTTTGTACACTTGCAGTACCTCGTCATAATAGACACGCACTGTATCCACTGCCTCTTCCGCCTCGGCGCGCGTGTAAATACCCTCACCGGCCAGATAGCTGTCAAGAACCTCCGTTGCGTACTCAATGTCTGCCCCCGTGCCGTACCAAAGATATGCCGCGTCCGCTTTATTCGCCGCGTATACACCAGCATAAAACCCGTCCTCATAATTTTGCTCGTAAGCTTCTTCGGTGTACCACTCCTCCCCGAAGCACCCGCACAAAGTAAGCGATAGCAGCACCGCAACCATAGCCGCGGCAGTCCTACGTTTCCGCACTTGCGTCATCCTCCTTTGCAATCTCCTGCCGCGCGTGGCAACATATTCGCGCGGCCATGTGTGCACCATACCACAATCGAGGATTATTTTCAAGAATCAAGAAACTGTGTTCCGAATCCGGTGCATGATCCACACACGGCCGACACTTTATGGTATAGTGGAGGTGCCGATGGGAAACAAAGTAAGAGAATACAGGGAATACCACGGTGTCAGTCAGCAATGGCTTGCGCGCAAGGCAAAATGCGGCAGAACCACGATCTACGAAATCGAGCGCGGTGGTCGTCTGCCGAATGTCGTCACGGCGATCCGCATCGCCAGGGCACTGAAAACGACCGTGGAAAAATTATGGGAGGATGAGCTATGACAGACGAGGAATGGAGGACGTACTTACGGCGCGAGATCGATCAGCTGCTGGATATTGCCGACAGCCGGTCGATGGAGCTGACGCTGGAATTTTTGCGCGCAGCGTGAACAAGCAAAGAATCAGCAAAGAAAGAGGAGCAGGAAATCAATCCTGCTCCTCTTTCGTGTTTTCCGCGGTGATCTGCCGGGCAAAGTCCTCGATGTCGGCCCAGCGCTCTTCCGGAAGCCGGGCCAGCGCCAGAAGGAAACGGCGGCGGAAGTTATCTTCCTCGCCCTGCATGACGTCGCCGACAAAGCGCATGATCTCCTTGTCGCGCGAGATCTGCACGAACATCTCGCCCTCTCCGGTACGCAGCCAATGCTCGGAGACACCGAACTCGCGGCAGATTAAGGCGACGGCGGTGTCGGATGCGTTGCGGCCAATTTCATAATTGGCAATAGCTCCGCGTTTCACGCCGATCCTGTCTGCGAATTCTTGCTGTGTCAAGCCAAGCGCTTGCCGCAGCTCTTTTATTCTGTTGCCCATGCATTTACCTCCTTGTGAATCAAGAATAGCACAGACGTTGCTATCCGTCAACGAAAAAATGCAAAATAAGCACAAAAAAGTCTTGACAAATGTGTTTTTCTCGCTTATTATTGCAATAGAACCGCAAAGCAATGCAACAAAGTGCGAGGAGGTGACAAAAATGCTGACGAATAACGAGCGGAAAACCATCGAGCGGCTGGGCCGCATGATGCAGGACATGGACGACATGCAGAAAGCGCAGCTCTGCGCCTTTACGGAAGGCCTGGCGATGGCACTGGAGCGCAAAGGCGCGTGAGGCGGCTTTATTTGCCGTCTCCGCCCTTCTTGCCCTTGCCGGAATGCCCGTCTGCTCGCCAGTGGAACCAGAATGGAACCAATCTGGAACCAGAATGGAACCGCAGTATAGAGTAGAAGAGGTTTAGTAAAGGTTTAGGAAAGACAAGAAGAGGTTTAGTTAAGTCTAGGGGGTTGCGCGCGGGCGCGAGCGCCGCGGCGCACATCCCAGAAACGAACAAAGGAGAATCCTCATGGAGAACGAACGCACCGTCACAACAAACGAAGCGGACGCCGCCATTGAGGCGGAGATCGCGCATCTGAGAGCGGACGAGTATGTCCGGCTCGCTAAGCGCTACGAGTACGCGCGTACCCGCCGCAAGCAGTATCTGTACCAGCTCCGATCCTTCCAGAAGAAAGGCCGTGAGCTTGCCGCCCTCGGCGTAACGATGGACAATCTTGACGAGATGCTGTGCAGCTCGGAGGAGGCGTGACCCATGCCGAAATTGAGAAAACGCGCCAGCCGCTACGATCAACTGCAGGCGCTGCTTTATGGGCAACTCCGGGCGCACGGCACGAAGCCGGAGGATCTGCTCGGCTGCTGCCGCGAGACGGCGGCGAAGCGCCTGCGGGACATTGACCGCATGCCGGTCGGCGACCTGCTCGCGCTCGGGAGAGGGCTTGACATTCCGATCGCCGACCTCCGCGCGGCAATCAGGTATCAGTAAACGAGAGAAAGGGGAAACAACAATGAAGGTTTTTGGCGACCCGCGCGCACGGGCAAAGGCGCGCCGCTACATCGTCTGGGGCATCGAGGACGGCATCGTCTGTGCGAGCTTCCTCGGCGGCATTGCGCTGGCCGGGTGGGTGTTCCACGTCGTCTTCACGGCATTTGGGGTGGCGTGATGACGGAAGAACAGCGCCGTATGCATAACGCATACGCTCGTGCATACTACGCGCAGCACCGCGACCGCATCCTACAAAACAAGCGCAATAACCGCGAAGCGATCAACGCATATATGCGCAAATACCGCGCGGCGAACTGCGAAAAGCTGGCTGCGTACTACAGCAACAGACGGCGCAAAAAATCGCGTGACACAGCATTCGGCGCGTTTTTGCGTGAAAACGGTATCACGCAGACAGCAGCGGCAAAAATGCTCGGCGTTTCTGTATCAACGGCCAACTGCTGGGCGAACGGAATCACAACCGCGAACGAAGATAAGATCCGCGCAGTGTGGCCGGAGTATGGAGGAGAGACATGATGCGCCTGACGATAGAACCGCCGGTTGAACCCCCGGCATACACCTGCCCGCGCTGCCCGGTGTGCGATGCGGAAACGGACAAGCTGCTGCGTGACCGATGGGGAAACATTGTCGGCTGCCCGGAATGCGTAAAGGAGGTAGACGCATGGACATTGTAAGTGACACCTACATTCACGGCGGCATCCCGCAAAGCCGCTATTGCCGCAGTTGTGCGCACTATCAGGTGCTCTCCGGCTGCAGCGGCAGCGATGGCGAACCCGGTGCGCGGGTGTGCCTTTACATACTCGATACCGGGCACCGCCGCGGATGCGAGCCGGGTCCCGGCTGCGACAAGCACATTACATTCGCGCAGTGGCGCGAGAGCGAGCGCGGACGCGCCGTCCTGATGCAGAAGCGCAGCCATAGCCGCCCCAGAAAACGGAGGGCAGAACCATGACGACTGACCGCGCAACGCTGCATTACATCCTCGCCAGGGCACGCATCTACTTTGCCGACGAACACATTGCCTGCGATTACTGCCCGTGTCTGGAAACATACAGCCGCAAGCAGTGCCGCCTTACCGGCGAGTATCTGCTCGACACGCGCACCATCGGGTACAACTGCCCGCTGGAGTTTGAGCCGGAAGGAGGCGAAACACAATGAACAAATTCCGTTGCCTGCGCGCGGACGAGATCGAGTGCCGCGTGCAGCAGGTCAAGGATAACGGCCTTGTCCTCCTGCTCTACAAAGACGCGCGCTGCGACATGACCATTCTGGACGAGACGGTCGGCGCGATGAACTGGCAGCGTGAGCACCGGCGCGATAACGCAAACTGCGTCGTCTCCATCTGGGACGCCGAAAAAGGGCAGTGGATCAGCAAGGAGGACACCGGCACGGAATCCAATACGGAGGCGGAAAAGGGGCTTGCGTCCGACAGCTTCAAGCGCGCGTGCGTCAACTGGGGCATCGGCCGCGAGCTGTACACTGCACCGTTTATCTGGATCCCGGCAGGAAACTACACCGCCAACGGCCGCAAGTGCTATGACAAATTCGCAGTCGAAAAGATCGAGTACGTGAAAAATGACGACGGCTCCGACCGCCACGAAATCCTGAACCTATCCATCCGCAACACGACCATGAACAAGCGCGTGTTTGTCCACATCTGCAGCACCGCAACCGCAAAAGAAAGGAAGTAAATCACATGATTATCCGCACTAGAACCGGCGATTGCATCGTCTCGGGCAGGCTCTCCCGTGACGCAGAGTTTTCCAACGTGGGCTCGAAAAACACGCCTCTGACGAAGTTTAGCATTCCCGCCCGCGACACCGTGCAGCCGGACGGCAGCAAGCAGACCGAATGGATCAACTGCGAGGTCTGGTATGAGGCTGCCATGAATGCCGCGCAGCTCAAAAAGGGCGATGCCGTCATCGTCTGCGGCCAGCTCTCCACGCGCAGCTATACCACCCGCGACGGCGAGGAACGCAGCGAGGAGCGCCTGCGTGCAGACGCCTTTGTCAAAGCGTCCGTGCCGGTCTCTTCTGCCAGCGTGGAGCAGCTTGCCTCCGCCTATCCCGGCGTCGTGCGCGGCGTCGGAGTTGTCGCGGACGACTTTGCGAATGAGCCGAAGTTTGAGGAACTGCCGGAGGATGAATCCGACCTTCCGTTTTGATCGGAGGCCACCATGGCAGAAAAACGAATGTTCGCGCGCTCGCTCATCGACAGTGATGCGTTTCTGGAGATGCCGCTCTCCGCTCAGGCGCTGTATTTCCACCTGAATATGCGCGCGGATGACGACGGTTTCATCAACAACCCGAAGCGCATCACGGACTATGTCGGCGCGGCATCGGACGATCTGAAGCTGCTCCTTGCCAAGCGCTTTATCATCGTCTTTGATTCCGGTGTCATTGTCATCCGGCACTGGCGCATGCATAACACGCTCAAAAGTGACCGATACCATCCTACAAACTATCAGGCAGAGTTTGCAACGCTCTGCCTCGAGGAAAACAAGGCTTACTCCGAGCGCCCGCAGATGCCGCCTGCCGCAGAACAGGCCAGAGTGGAAAAGCCAGCCGCGCGACCGGCGCAAAAAGCCGCAGCAAAGCCTCCAGAAAAGAAACCCTATGGAGAAATGCACAACGTCATGCTCGCGGATGACGAGTTGGCAAAGCTCCAGCGAGATTACCCGAACGACTACGAAACATATGTCGAGCGCCTGTCCCTGTACATCACCAGCAAAGGCGCGCGGTACAAATCCCACTACGCCGTTATACGGCAGTGGCTTGCAAAAGACGGCGTGAAGGCAGAGAACGAGAAGCGCGCGCCGGTCTCCGGTAAGGACGACCTGGACAAAGTGGAGCGAATGCTCGCTGCCATGAAGGGAGGTGCGCAGGATGCCGACCATGTTAGCCCTTGACCCCGGCAACCGGGAAACCGGCTGGTGCATCGTCGATACGATCACCCGCGCACCGGTGCAGGGGGGAAAGGACGAGAACACACTCGTTTCCGGCATTGTGTCCGGCGGCACGTTCACCGTCGCCGCGATCGAGATCATCGAATCTTACGGCATGGCGGTCGGGCGTGACGTGTTCGAGACCTGCGAGTGGATCGGGCGCTATAAGCAGTTGCTCGACGACCGCGGCGTACCGTACCACATCGTCACGCGCAAGGAAGAGAAGCTCAACATCTGCGGCAGCCATCGCGCGAACGATACCACCATCCGCCACGCGCTCATTGACCGCTTCGCGTCGCACGACTTCCGCAGCGGTAAGGGCACAAAAGCAAATCCGGACTTTTTCTACGGCTTCCGCGCCGATCAGTGGAGCGCGTATGCCGTTGCAACGACCGCCCTCGACAGGGAAGAAAAGGAGATACTTATATGAAAACTTATATGACGATCAGACAAACAGCAAGCGAGACGGGTCTCGCTGCGGGTACGCTCCGCACCCGACTCAAGCACAACAAGCTACCCGGCTTCTATGCCGGAAACCGCTATTACATCAACGTACCGCTATTGATGGAGATGATCGACGCGGAATGCCGGTTGAACGCCGCTCTCGATAGGGCGGAGTGTGAAAAGGATGGTGACAATGCACGATAAGACAGAGCTGCTTGGCGTTAAAGGAAGCTGGCGCGAGGTGGTGGACGACTGCCGCGCAACCGTTGGCAAGGAGAGCCTAGGTCACGAGCCGAGCGTGCAATTCAAACGCTCCATCTTGATCGCGGAGCACAGTCCAATCCGCGACCTCCGCGTGCGCTGGCGTTGGCGTAACATCCCGAGCTGGGTTGCAACGCACTGGTCGCGGCACAAATGGGAGTGCTTCATCCGCACGCAGAGGAGCGACCGCACAGGCGTGCCGCGCGGCGGTCTGCCGCAGGACACGCCGGTCACGTTCACTGGCGAGGCCAACGCGCAGAACCTCATCGACACATGGCGCAAGCGCCTGTGCTATCAGGCATCGCCGGAGACCCGGCATTACGCAGAGGACTTCAAGGCGGCGCTGCACGAGACCGAGCCGGAGTTGAGCGACGTGCTCGTGCCAAACTGTGTGTACCGCGGTGGCTGCCCGGAGCTGTCTCCCTGCGGATTCTGGGAGCGTTTTTGCCCGGCCGAAAGCACGATCCAAGACCGATACGACCAGTACAACGCGCTGTTTTATGATCGCATAGAGGAGCGTGACGTATGAACAGAATTTGTGAACAAGTGCGTGACCTGCTGGCGCACGACCGTGGCAATTTGAATTTCTCACCGGCTTCACGCTACGCCGTCAGCAAGCTGTGCGACTACGCCGAGCAGGAGCACGCACAGCGCGAGAAAGCGGAAACTATGCTCTGCGGCGAACGGCGCAAGGCGCTGGCGTTTTCCGCTGAAATGGCGCGTCAAGAACGAACGATCGACGATCTGCGGCAGCAGCTATCGTTTATGCGTCAGGCGATGAAGGATGCGGGGGCGTAAGGATGAATAAAGATGTTTTGTTTTCCAGCAAGACTGATTTGTGGGAGACCCCACAGGACTTTTTTGACATGCTTGACGCGGAGTTCGGCTTTACGCTGGATGCCGCCGCGGACGCACAAAACCACAAATGCCCCCGTTACTATACGCGAGAGCAGGATGGACTGAAACAGCCCTGGCCGGGCACGGTGTGGTGCAACCCTCCATACGGTCGGCAGACCGGCAAGTGGGTGCAAAAAGCCAGCTACGAGAACGCCGTGAATAACAACACTATCGTCATGTTACTGCCCGCGCGGACGGACACGCGATGGTTCCACACGTATATCTATAAGCAGACGAACGTCGAGACACGGTTCGTGCGCGGTCGACTGAAATTCGGCGGCAGCAAAAACAGCGCGCCGTTCCCGAGCATGGTCGTGATTTTTAAGCCGAAAGATGCGGGGGTGTGACATGAAGAGACTGACTGAATACGAAGTAGTTGGAGGACACGTCCACGCAATACCAACTGCGAATATAGACACAGCGCTGATGCGCCTCGCCGCATATGAGGACACTGGGCTGACGCCGGAGGAAGTCAACGATGCCGTTGTAGGGGCGAAACTGATGGCAAAGGCGAAAGTGGTCTCAGCGTTTGGCGTTGCGGCTGAGAGGCTGCGTGAGCTGGCGGAAGCAGACAAGGACGGTCGCGTGGTGGTGCTGCCTGAAGGAGGAGAAAGCGATGGCTGAATACATCGAGCGGGAAGCGGCGATTGAATCTTTACCTGTCGCGTGGGATAGCGCAATCAATGCGCTTCGCAATGCGCCATCAGCAGACGTTGCGCCGGTGGTGCATGGGCGGTGGGAATGGGACACCGAGGATATTTACAGGTGCAGTAATTGCGCAGAAAAGAGCCATGTGAAAGAGGTCATGGGGCGTCCAGCATGGGGCTACTGCCCAAACTGCGGAGCGAGAATGGACGGTGACGACGATGGCTGAGTGGGTGGTTTTTGAGAACGACACTCCGCAATGCTCTGGCTGCGGAATGTGGATGCCATTTGCAAGATACTGGCGCGGGCAAGGGACGTATGCGAGAAAGATCACTAACTACTGCCCATGCTGCGGCAGAAAGATGACAGCGATGCCGATGTGCGGCAACTGCAAATATGGTCATGGCGCATGGAAAGAGGACGGAATATGTCACGCCTGCCGTGAGCAGGTATGGATTCCGGGTGCGCCGCACTGGAAAGCAGGAGAGGAGGACTAGCGATGCCAAAGCGGATTAACCCGCGCCGGAGACCGGCGACACAGGCGGACGTGCAGCGCGCGAAGGACACGGCGACGGCGGATGCCTGCCGCGTGACGCTGGCGATCTTTTTCACCGCGCTGCTGGACAAAGAGGGCATGGACGCTGAGCAGCTCCAGCGCATCTGGCGCGAGGTCGAGGCGCTGTCTGAGAGCGTGCGCGACGGGTACGTCTCCGCGCCGGACCTGATCCGCGTGCTGCGCGATGAGTACGAGATCGACATTGTAGGAGGGTGACAAAATGATTCGGTTGACATCTGACGGAAGCTTTTGCGACGTCGTGCAGTGCCGGGAGCGCTACCCTTGCCTAGACTACTGGACGTGCTTGCCGAGAAAGGCTTGGGAGCTTTTGCGCCGGTACGAAGATACAGGGCTCACTCCAGAAGAAGTTAAAGACGTGTTTTCTGACGACGTAGTGCTGAAGCTTGCCGCGCAAACGCTAGGAATTAGCCGCGCGAAATTGCTCGAGCTGGTTGCAAACGAAAAAGAGGATATCGGAGCGCAACCGGTTCGCGTTACCAGGTGCAAGGACTGCCGTTTCTGGCAAGGCGTTGGTGATAACGGTTCGTGCTGTACTGGTGCCGGAATTGATGATTTCACAGATGCGGACGACTATTGCTCGCGCGGCAGGAAAGCAAATGGTGCATCATGCCGAGAACGTTAACGCCGCTCACGCCGGAACAGCAGCAGCTCGCGGCGGATAACGAGAAATTGATCTGGTTTTTCTTGAAGAAATACGCATCCAGAAGCGACCCGCAGGAATTGTACGGCGTTGCCGCAGAAGGTCTGATCCGCGCCGCGGCTACATACGATCCGGCACGAGGGAAATTCTCCACGCACGCAATGTACCACATGCGCAGTGCGGTCGATTTCGATCAGAGCTGCGCGAAACGGAAGAAGCGTTCCGGGAAACCGGTACTGCACATGGATGACGTTGACGTAATTGACCAGAACAAAGAATGTAACGCGAAAATGTGCGATGTCGTTCCGCTGCAAGACAGGCCGTGCCTGTCGCTGGACGAAACCGGCGCGGATGTTGAACGCTTTCTGCGGTCACTTCCTGCACGCGATCTTGAACTCGTTCGTATGCGCATTGGCGGCTACACGATCAAAGAAATTGGAGACACATTTGGGGTCACGATTCAGGCAGCCAGCGCGCACATGAAGCGCATAGCAAATAAGTGGGAAGCATTTGAACTCTACGGAACACAAGAAAGGAAAAGATAACAATGGAAGAAAACGTAATGTTGAAATGCGTGCGCAACGACGCGCGCAACGAACTCCGCCTCAGCATCCTGACAGATGCGATCTTTAACGCCGCCCGGCTGAACTACAGCGGCAAAAAGCTCGCATTTGACGACGACGAGCTTTGTACCGTTCTTCGGGTTCTGTTCCCGGATGACTACGACGGCGTGCTTGCGAATCTGCAAGCGCTCAAGGCGGGCGCGGAAAAGGACGGTGACGCATTTTGACCCGTGCAGAAATTCTGAAAGCCGCAGAGCGCTGCGTCTGCACCGACCGAAATCAGCAGTACGGTGAGCCGGAGGACAATTTCCGCACGATCTCCATGCTTTGGAGCGTTTACCTCTGCGCGCGCGGCATGGAGCATCCGCTCAGTGCAGCCGACGTCGGCGCAATGATGGCGCTGTTCAAGCTCGGCCGCATCGCAACCGGAGGCGATAAAGCGGATAACTTCATCGGCTTGGCCGGATATGCCGCCTGCGCAGGCGAAATATCAACGGAGAGCGGACGCACGTCAAAAGACGTAAAAGTTAGTGTGGGAAACAAAGACGGCGCAGAACGCGAAAAAACGGCAGTTCCGGCGAATAGGGTCGTCCGCATGACGCGCAGCTCTGACGGATCATACCTCGTAAAAACCGGCTGTGCCATCCGGGAAGCGACGGACTTGCGCGCAGCGCTCGACATGATCCAGCAGTACGAATGCGAAAGCACATAAAGAAAAAGCAGCACGCAGGATATGCGTGCTGCTTTCTTGTTGTGTGTCTGTCACGAGAAGAGCTTCCAGAGCTGGTTGAACTGCTTCGCGGTATAGCCGTTTTGCATTGCCCACGCATACAGATCTGCTTTCTTGTACTTCTTCTGGCTGGTTCCCGGCTTCTTTGCATACATTGCCTGATAAAAGTCCACGATCTGCTTCAGCTCGTACCCACCGTTGTAGGCGGTCTCCACCTTTGCCTGCGTGTTTTCCGTGAGCTCCTGTGCCATGACATTGAGCGCGAGCTGGTCACTACCGCCGCGTTTGCCGACGACCGTCTTGATGATTGCCTGCATCACATCGCCGTTGCGGTCTCGCGCATCGGCCGGAAGTGTGTCTTTTGCGGTGCCGAGCTTGGCGCGGTATACGGCGTTGTCTGCCACGCTGCCGCTGCTCTTCGTCGTCCACGCCGGGGTGTCGCCGCCGTCGAGCTTCGCCTTCTTCTTGCCTGCCGCCGTTGCGACTTCCAGCAGGTTTTGAATCGCTGCTGCTTTCTCCGCGTCGCTCGACTGCTTGTAAACAGAACTCTGAATGACTTTCTGGATGTTGTCATAGGCCGTCTGACCGTATGCCATCTGGTACTGCCGCCTCTCGTCCTGATCCAGCGACACTTTTTCGCCGTCTCTGTTTCCGCTGTTTGGCGCTTTCTTCACGGGATATTTTATGTCGATGTTCTCGCCGAGCCGGTACAGCTCTTGGTTCACGGCACTCGTCCGGTACTTCGTTACGCTGCCGGGATTCAGTGTCGCGTTCAGGAAGTTTTCCGCTGCCGTACCGGTGTATTTCTTCTCCTGCCCCCAGTTGTCCAGCGCAGCCGGAAGCGTTTCCCGAAGCCCAGGGATCTTGCTCTTCATCGCGTTCAGGCTGTTTTCCCACACGGTGTCGCCGTTGTAGGTGTCGCGCACCGTCCCGTCAACCCCCTGCGCCACGCCGGACACGATGTTTGGCACAAAGCTGGTTGCCTGAGACGCGCCATAGCGGAGTGCCGCGTCCGCGAGCTTGCCGCCCGTGGTGCCCGCTTTGGAGTATTTGGAGTACTTGAGACTGTTCTCGATCTCCTGAAACTGCGACATAGCGGGCAGATCCATCACGCTCTGATAGATGGACGACAGGTTCTCGCGCGTCACGTCTCCGAAGGTGATCTTGCCGTCCTCCTTGTAGCAGTCTGCCAGAAGCGCGCCATAGGTCATCTGCGCGTTGATCGGGTCGAGGAAGCCGATGGATACCAGGTCGTCACCGTCGCGCCACTCCGTACTTTCTCCGGCAATCCACCGGTTGAGCGCACTAAGGTTGAGCTGCGTTCCGGTGATGCCCTCGGACTTTTCGAGCGCTTCCTTGTCCTTGTCGTCGTCTCCGGCGACGTTCATCACGCCAGCACCGGCCAGCACCGCAAAGAGCGCGATGCCCATCGTGCCGTTAAACGCGCGGCCGAAATCCGTCACAGCCTTCGCCTGTTCGGCTGCGGTCAGCGTCCCGGCCTTTGCCTTGCGCAAGACTTTGACGACCTCCGCACCGGCGTTAATAAACCCGGCAGGGGAGTATTGAATCGCTGCGCTCGCAATGTTGCCGGGCACGTTTGTGAACGGGAGCATAATGTCGCCGAGACCGAAGCTGCCGCCCTGCTTGTCCTTAATGCTAAATACGTTCAGCCCTCTCCGCACGATGCCCGTCGCCTGCGCGAGCTTGCTGTCGTTCTGGAACGTGCGTTCTCTTGCGATTTCCTCCGCGCGGCCGTCAAGCGCGCCTTTTGCCACCTTGCCCTTGGCTTCCAGCGCGTCAATTCCGCGCTGTGCTTCCGCCTGAATGCCGCCTTTTTGCATCTGGTCAGTCGTGACCATGGCATAGTTGCTGTATTTCTCCCACGTGGAGAGAAACCGTTCCAGAAAGTTCCCGGTCATCTTGTACGACCTGCTGCCGCCGGTCCCGTATTTGCCCCGCGCGTTGGAAACGCTTGCGTCAAGGCCCATTTCAATGTACGACTTGAGCCTTGCCTCGCCCATTCCTTTCCGTTTCGTCTTGGAGAGATAGCTCTTATCCACAGCTACGGAACGTGTGCCGGTGTATTTCGACAACAGCATATCCAGCCCGACGCCGATGTTGTTTGACACGGCCTCTACCGGGTCATACACCATATTGCCGGTAAGGTTTCTGCCAGGCGTCGCCGGTTTCGAGAGCATGGACAGATAACGATAGGCTTTGATCTGTTCGAGCGTGGACGGTTTCGCGTAGTCATACGCAATGCCGCGCACCTGACTGGCGGCAACGTCACGCAGAAACGCTTCGCCGCCCGGCAGCTTCTTTGCCTGCTCAAGCGCCTTTTCCATTGTTCTGCCCATCTTGTTCGACCAAAGGCTGTTTGTGCGCCGCTCCGTGCTCATGTCTTTGATGAGGTCAACCAAGCCGTCCACGTCGCCTTTTTCGATGCTGCGCAGCTTCTCCGCGTTCTGGCTCACGCTATCGAGAATCTTCTTGCGCTGCTCGTCCGACATTTTGCGCGTGCGCGCGCTGTCGTTCAGCAGTTGGATCGCGTCCGCTTCCATTAGTGCCGGGTCAGACGCGAGCTGCCGCCGCTGCCGCAGCGCCTGACCGGCTTCCGTGCCGTGCGCGTCCCATTCTTTCATGAGCTTTGCTACTTCGGCGTAGGCATCTTTGCTGCCGCTCTCGCGCGCCTTGGCCACTTCTTTGACGATGATCTTGTGTGCAAGCACCGTGTCGGTATCGTCCCAATCCTGCTTTTCACCGAACAGGTCTGCCTTTTCGCCTTCGTAGTCCGATTCAAAGCGCTCCTGTGCCTTCGCGTTTACCTCTTCGTCATGGTTGACTTTGTGAGTCCGGTCTTCCGGCCTCAGCCCTTCCATCGCACGCTCGTCATCGGTGAGCACACCGTCAGTTGAGTGCGTCTGTGTCCGCGCTTCGTCATAGCCAAACTCCGCGGATTTTGCGCCCTGTCCTTCCGGCATCGTTCCGCGCTGCCCGGCATCCGTCTCTGCCTCTCGCTGCTGCACGTCTGCAAAATTGTCACTGTTTTGTGACTGTTCCTGCGCCGCTTTTGCGGCCTCTCGTGCGTCGCGCTGCGCACGCCAATCGTTATAGGCTTCCTCCTCCGTGATCTCTCCGAGCATGAGCGACAGGTCATTATCTCGATAATACTCCCAAGAGTATGGGTCTGTACCACCGGAAATCTGGCTTTTTGCTTCCATGTATGCCGCGTCAGGAGCAGCATATTCGCCATTCGGTTTTGTGTAGCCGTCTACGAGCAGGGAGTCCAGCGCTTTTTCTACGCGCTTTGCGTTTGCATAGTTTTCTGCGCCGTTGTCTTTGATGATCGCATCCAGTGCACGCAGAATCTCCGGACGGGAAAGGCCTGTTTCGTCAATCACGTTCTGCACAACGCGAGAGTTGTTCGTGATCGTGCCTTTTCCGCGCTTATATCGGTCGCTCTGCATTGAGCCGTAAATCATAGTTGCAAGATCTTCTGCAACGCGCTCAAAGTGTTCGTGCAGCTCTGGGTGATTGTATTGGAATGATTTTGTGCTCCGTTTTGCGATGTATTCGTCAGACCGGTTGTCGATATGATCTTCCGGCGTATATTCCTGCGGCTGCCTGTTCGCGTCACGCTCCGCGCTCTGCCCTGCTTCCGTAGCACGTTCCTGCGCCGGGTTCTGCGCCGGTTCGCGCAGCCCTGCGGCTTCTTCCACCATGCGCAGCGTGCTGTTCTCCTGCGGCTTCTCCTGCGCCGCCGGAGCGTCCTGCGCAGTCTCGACCGGCGCGGCCTCTGCCTGTGCTTCTGCGGCGATTGTTTCCGACTCTGCCGGTTTTGCGCTCGCTTCTGCGTTTACGTTCGCGGCCGGTTCTCCGGCACGAAGAGCGGCGTTTTTCTGCGCGTCAACGCCCTTGACGATGCCCGCCGCCGTTCCGAAAGTTGACAGCGCCGCGCCGATCATCGCGTCGTAGGCGGACTGCGCAAGCATTTCTTTCGCGCCTTCTGCCGTCGTGTAGCTAGACTTTGCCGCAGCGCCATTGTCGTAGATTGCGCGGATGGCTGGCTCCAGAACGTCTACTATGGCTTCCTCTGCGCCCTCGCCCGCGGCGTTTGTCAGGGCGCGCGCAAGGCTGCGGCCAGTGTCCGATTTCGCCAGCTTGCCGATAAGCCTCTCCGCGATATCGTCCGCCGCGCCGCCACCAAACAGCTTGCCAACGTCGAACAGCTTTTCGCTAAGCACATCTGCCAATGCGCGCGTCATGCCGTAGTTAAACTGCTCCTGCATACTCGCGCCTGCCTCCCGCGCCTCTTGCGTCGCATTTCCGAAGGAGCGAGCGCCCATGGCGGCGAGCCCGGCCCCCGGGAGGACAGCGTTCAGCGCAACATCACCGAGCATTTGCGTACCGGCGATCCCGATATCCACAGCGGCCGTCCCGAACTTACCAAGCCCTTCTTTCGCCCGCGCTTCTGATTCCGCAGCCTCTTTTCCAAAGTCTCCGGCCTTCTGATACGCCCAATCGGACGCGGATTCCCGCGCACGCCGAACGGCCTCCGGCTCTTTCGATAGCGTCTTTGCGTCTGTGTTCTTACCAGTACGTAGGTTTGGGAGGGAAGCTGCGCCGAAAGCATCCTGCGCTGCGTCCTCGCCGTTATCGTCGCTATCCAGCAAGAACCCCAGGGCGTTCAAGTTCGCGGACGTGGTGCCCTTACCGGCAGCGTTCATTGTATTAAAAACGCGCCCATGCTCCGACGCAGGGCGGACAGTGCCAAATGCGTCCTCTGCTGCATCATCCGGTACGCCGCTTTTCAGCAAGTCAAGAATCGAATCCAGCAGTTTCGGCTTCTGCGGCACAGGCTCAGAGATCGGTTTTGTGACAGGTTTCTGCGCGTCAGCAGTGTCTTGCGTCGCCGTCTGACCCCACACCTTATCCATTTTGTATTTTGAACCGCCGTAAGCCTTCTTGCCGTACTCTCTGTCAATTTTCTCCCGGCTGCTCTTTGCGTACTGTTTCAGAAAGTCAGATGCCATTGTCAAGATACCTTTCCGTAGCCGACCGTTCTATAAGTATAGGTGCCGTCTCCGTTGTCGACCTCTTTCACCTTCCCGGCGTTCACAAGCGCTTCCAGCTCGCTCGGCGTCACACGACCGTAGCCGCGCACCATTGTCCATCCGGAGCCGTTCACATTCGTTATGTGACTATTTTCGTGAATGCTTGAAAGATCCTTCGCGTCGTTTCTCGTCGGGTTCTCCACCGGCGTGATTGTGTCGTCACCGCCGGCCACCGCCGCCGCCGCCAGTCCTGCGGTTTGATGCCGTATAGCTCGCCGGATATGTGCCTGTGCGCTCGTAGTAGAGCTTCGGGTTCTGCGCACCCCACACTTTCCGCATCGCGTCGATCTGATCCTGCGAATATCCGAGCGCCGCATAACCGCTGAAATCGCCGTACTTGGCGAGCGTCGCAGCCTGCTGTTCGAGGCGGCTGCGCTCGTTTTCCGCAAGCGTCGTGTCCACACTCAACTGCTTTACCGCCGTGTTGACGATGGAGTTATCCACACGCTGTGCCTCTGTATAGAGCGCCTTAGCGCGTGCCGCGTCGTTCTCGCTGATTGCCTGCGCGACCGCGTTCTGATACGCCGCCTTTACCTTCTGCCGCTGCGCCTCCAGATCGGACAGTGCGTCTGCCTCTGCCGTGGAAACTTTGCCCATAGCGGCATTTCGGCTGTTCTGCTGCGAGAGCGAGAGCTGACTGCCAGCGCCGACATTGATGCCGCTGCCCGCCATCTGCTCGTTCAGGTTCGCGCGGGAAATGTCCGCCTGCGTCGATACCTGCCGCCGCGCCTCGTTGTACGTCTGCGGGATCTTCGCGGCCTGTGCGTCATAGTCCGCCATGTTCTGGTCATAGGCCGCTTTCAGCGCGTCGGTCTTTGCCTTCTGCTGTGCGTCGTAGATCTTGTTGATGTTCTCGCTCTGGTCTTTTGCTTCCGGCAGGACAGTGTTGTTTCCGACGATCTTGAAGCCGCTGCCGTCAGCGCCGCCGCTGTAGCCGTACTTCTTGCGGATAAGCTCTGCCTGTTCGTGCGCCTCGTTCATGCCGCCCTGATTTCCGGCCTTCTGCGCGGCTCGCCACTGCTCGCCGAGCGCGGCGATTTTCTGCTTGTCGGCGTTGTTCATGATTGCGTCATTGTATGCCATCGTGTCACCTCGTCACTTGATAGGGAAGAGGGGACACCGCCGCGCCCGGAAGCGTCCCCCGTGTCGATTCTTATTTGTGTTCCAGCAGCTGCAGCCGCGTTTCGTGGTCGCTGATCGCGTCCTCGCTCTTCTCGATCTTGTCCCACATCTCGTTGTGCTCCTTGGCGTTCCCGGCGTCCATGCGGTCAATGCGCGCCGTCAGCGCCACGACTGCGTCCGTGTTCCGCTGGATAATTGTGCTCATGCGCAAGCACGCGCCGATCAGCGTCAGCACAAACGCCGCCGCAGAGATCAGGTTTGCAACGGTAACTGCCATCGTTAGCCTTCCTTTCTAGGCTTCTCGTAGGTAAGCGCCTGCGCGCTGTCAGAGCTGCCTGCCGTCGTTGGGTCGTTCACAACGCCGAGGATGGACAGCAGCGCGAACACTGCGTTGATGATCGCCGCGAGCTGCTGATTCAGAACGCCGAAATCCCACTTGTAGCCGAATGGGGCTGCCACCACCTGCACCAACAGCAGAAGAGCCGGGATTAGAGCCAGCCAGAAGTTCTTGTTCCGAATACGTACTTTCCAGTTAATGTGCATATGTAGTCCCTCCGTTACTTTCCGTCAACCATCCGCTGGCAGACGATCATCGTGCGCAGCATGTCCATCGTCACGTCCAGATTGCCGTGCTCATCGCCCAGCAGCGCGCCGCGGTCCACAAGGCGCTTCGTTTCTTCCTGTGCCCACTCGGGCAGTTCGTTTACGCTGTTGTATCTGGTTGCCATATCGTCATCCTCCTCGACTGTAGTAGTGTTTTTCGGCGTCAGCATATCCTTAAACGCCACCCACTGCGCCGGGTCATCCACCCACGGCATGGGGCAGCGCTTGCCCGTCACGTCGTAGTGCCGCACCACGTGATCCGTGTCGATGCCATAGCGCTGCATAATGTCTTTTGCCAAGGCCGCGGCGTTGGCCACGGTCTCCGGCTTGATGTAATAGCTGCCGTCGGCGCGCTTGCGGCTGCACATCTCGATGCCGATGCTGTTGCCGTTGCGGCACTCGGGGTGCCAGTACGCCCGCGCGCCGCAGTGCCACGCCGTGTCGCACTCGCGCACGGACTGCATCGCGCCGTGCTCGTCCACGAAATAGTGCGCGCTGGCCTGCAGGCCGCCCACGCGGTGGTAGTAATCGCAGTTGTTGCGCGCAGTGTCACCGTTGTTTGCCGTGTAGTGCATCACAATGTACCGCACCGGCTGCGTGCGCCCGGCGCGGTAATTTGACGGATCGCAAGAAACAAATTCCATCAGCTGTTACCTCCTTCATCTCTGCATCTCATCAATCCGATGCTGTAGGGCATCCTGTAAAATCAACAAGAGGCTCTTTTGAGACTTATATGATTTCTTCGTTTGTAGTAACAATTACATTTTCCAGCGTGTCGTAGAGCACGATTGAAAAATATGCTGCGCCATTTGAGCTGGTAAACTCAAAATCGGCAACTCCATTGGCAGCATTAAAGTTTATAACAGGCCCTGCTAGGCCTTTTTCGATATTGGCCAAAGATGTATATCCGACTTTGACTTGGGTTCGGTCAGACTTGAAAAACTTGATAGATTGATATGATATATCAGTGTTCCCTTTCCATCGAACACGCACGACATCACCCTTTTTGACCGGGAGCAAGCCCGTGATATTCGTCCCTGAGTGTGCAACAGGTGCACCGCTGCTGCTATTGTATCGCATATTTTTATACATAGGCGTATGCCCGATGACGTTGCCATCCATGTCAATCGCGGCATCAAGCAGGTTGGTATATGCTGGGGCTTGGGCTACAGCGGTTGCCGTGATAACAATATCGCCGATCACCTCTGGAATAGCTATGACCCCATCTTTGTAAAATGTGGACACGTCCTCACCTCCCATCATGATTTTTACATTACTGACTTCGCACCCCGTGTCGGCAGTTATCGCAGTACAATAAGACTGCCCGTCGATGACATACGCGCGTGGGTTGCTACTTGTGCATTTTGTCAAAGCGACCCGTACAGCTCGCCTCAGCACGTCCGTGCTGCCACGCAATACAGCAGCAGTCACGTCCTTCCCGCCCATCGTCACTTTGATGGATTCAATCAATTTGCCGTTCGTGGGAGTGATGCTTGCTACGAACGGCTGGTACTGCTGCACAGATGCCGCTCCGTTGCTGACTGTGACATCAGTGAGTGTTTTTGTGATGCTGTACGTTGCGATATCTGCCGTCACTGTCTCCGGCGTCCCGTCGATCATAGCTGCTCGGAAAGCGTTGATTTTTTCGATTGTAATGCCGCACGACACCATAAAATTAACCACCTTATCGCGGAAGGTCGCACCAGGATAGGCATTCAAGTAGTTAATCTCGCGCGTCCACGGCGTTTCGTTCCTGCGACGGGCTTCCGCATCTGTGCTGACGCCAGAATTAAAACTCGAGAGTTCGTAATCCTTATCACAGTCGGATTGTGATACCCCAAGTATCGCTTCGCACAGCAGAGCGACCACGCCCGTTCGATCTGCGCCCGCAGAGCAGTGGAAGTATGTCGGCTTGTTTGCGATGACATAATCGAAGAGCGGGTCGAAGATCGCCTTGATATTCCCGCTTGACTTCTGATACGCAAGGTCGTTCCATGTCATATCAACCCACAGCATATCTACGGTCGGTCCAAAGCCACTTTCTGTCCTGCCGTTCAGTTCAGACGCAAAACGCAGGTCAATTTCCTTGAGGATTCCGAGCATATCAATCGCCTGTTGTCTGCCGTCATCGGTCAGATATCCATACATCTCGCCGCCCCTGAAGAGCAGCCCGTACTTTACCCTGCCACCATCGCAATCCCAGCCTCCAAGATCGCGCACGTTGCCCACGTTCAGCAAATGAATCATGCGGCACGCTCCGGTCGGTTTAATGACGCCCTGCTGGATAACTTTTCCGTCAACAAGCAGCACAAAAGTTGATATCGAGCCCGGTGTGCAGTTATAGATTGTGATTGCTCCTGCGCTGACCGGCTGCGAAACACTGTTACCTGTGTACCCGTCCACGATTGTCAGCGTTCCGGCGGACTTCATCACAATGTCTACGCCAACAGGTCGGTTTGCGCTCACTGTCGTCACATATTCGGGTATCTGCGAGACAGCGTAGTCCGAGGGGTTGTAAGTGACGTTTTTCAGATACCTGTCTACCTCTGCGCGGCACTGGTCAAATGTGTACACTTCGGTTTCCACTCCGGTGTTCAAGCAGCGCCTCACAGCATCGCCCATCTCCGCGACTTTGTATTTCGTTGCAGTGCCATTTTTCTCGCGGATAGCTGCTGCAATGTCCTGTACGGCGGTTTCTTCGTAGAGCTTTTTCATCTCAGTAGCTCACCTCCGTGCCATCAGGCAGGGCGGCTATGACGCTGTTGACAATCTCCTGCTTATCAGCTGCCGTCCAATAGTCCGTGCCTCTGACAGGTGTTTTCCCGTCAATGCCTTTGATTGCCGGAATGCCGACGTATTTGCCCTGCTCGGCGTCCCACACTTTGCAAACGGGCGTGCTCATGCTGATTCCTCCCATCCGTACACGTCCGGCGCGTAGACGTTTGCGTCGGACGTGCAAATGTAGTGATTGCCGTTGTAACTGACTTTATCGCCAAAGTGATACGCATCGTGCGCACCGGTCGGCTGTACCCACTCCGGCCATTCGTCCACGATGACAGCGACCCACAGTGCCGGGACCGCGTCCGGCGTCCAGTCCGCCTGCCACGTGTGCGCCTGCACGCATTTGTACAGCGTGCCGTTGTACTGCACCCTGTCGTCGATGGCATAGGCATTGCCGGCCGCCCATGCTGGGAACAGTTCAACGGCGGTCAACGCCGTCTCGTCGGTCATGGTTCTTGCCGCCGCTTCTATTTTGTTTCGGTAAGCCATCGCGTTCTTACGTGTCATTGGCAGCACCTCCCGTGATAATCCGCAGCGCTTCCGTGTCGCTGATCTCCTCGCCGGGCGCATCGATCTCCGTCCAGCCGTCGTTCGTGTCTACGTCGACGCAGGTGTAGGTCGTCACGCCACCGTCGTTAGTCAGCAGCTTTCCGTCACCGGCCAACAGATTGATGCGGCGGCGCTTTGTACCGTCTCCGTATGTGTAGATGATAGGTCGCTGTGTCATGTACTCGCCTCCGGTGTCGATGTGATGATGGTGCCGCCAGCCGAATAGGAAGCGCCGTTGTAGGTCGTATCCTCGGCCGCCTTGATGATGATAGTGGCGTTGGTCGCGCCGTTGCGGATGTTGGTCAGGGCTGTGTCAGCGTATGCGCTTGTGGTGTATACCGTGATGGTCAAGCCGGTCTGGGTGTCGCCTGAAAACACGGAAGCATTTAAAGTTGTGATTGCGTGTCCTATACTTCCCAAAGTGACTTCTGCGAGTGCTGTGCAGTTTGCTAATGCGTTTTTGTCTATTGCCGATACATTTACTGCGCTGAAGTGCACAAGTTTGTTGCAGTTGAGGCAAAATGCGATGGTTATTGCACTCGATGATAATGTGGAAAATTTTTTTATTCCGCTGTTTTGAAATGGGTATAAACCATAAGTTACTCCAGCAGGAAGCGCGATTTCCATCTCTAATGCAGCGCACCCATTAAAAGCATTTTTGCCTATATGTTCAATGTTTTCAAATAATCCTGTTATGCTTGTTAGATTTGCATCTTTGTAAAATGCCTCGTCCGCTACATATACTGTTCCGTGAAAAGTAGCACTAATAAGCCCAGCGCCAAAACCTACGTTACCATTTGGAGAACCCAGACTTTGAGCTGATATATATTCGCCAAAATATTCAATCGCTGTTGGTCTATGTTGGCTATCCCGCGCCTTGACAACGATGCCGTCTGTTATGGTGGTGCCAGTGGGAATCGCCTGCACCGCACCTACAAAACCGCCAGGAAACGTAAGCTGCGCATCCGTGCCGCCTTTGGCTCGGATGGCGTCCGCGACTGCGGTCAGGTCTTCGGATTTTGCAAGATATTCAGTCATTAGAAGCTCACCCCATTCGCGTCGTTGATCGCAATCGCTGCCCATTCTCCGTTTACCACGCGCAGGACTTTGCCGTTGTCAGCGTCTGTTACGGCCGGAAGCAGACCACCGTCATCATGGTCACCGTTAGGATCAATCCACACCGGGTGTGTGTCGCCGGTCGGCGGCGTCGGGCCGTAATAGATGCCGGGCGCGCCGTCTTTTCCCTGCGCGCCATCTGCGCCATCCTCGACCGTGGCAATGGCCTCCCCGTCCACGCTGATTGTTGTCGTCTTGCCGGACTTGGTAGCCGTTACCACCGGGCTGTGGCCGTCCTGCCCCGCAATGCCTGGGTCGCCCTTGCTGCCGTCCGCACCCTTGAGCTCCGCCAAGGCAATGAGATTTTGCCACGTGCTGCCGCTGTCCGTGCTGTACTGGATGTAGCCGTCCGCTACGCGAAGGTCAGGGCGCAAAACAACGACGTCTTTCAGGCCAACCTGCACTTTGTCCAGCTCATGCCATTTTGCTGTCATGATATTATCCATGCCGCTTCTCCTTTCTTATGCCGTCCGCTTCCACACGTACACAGACAAGTACGGCGGCATGTTATTATGCGCTCCGCCGCCGCCAGCGCTGGACGTGTAGCTGCCAATCGCATAATACGTGCTGTCAGACGGGCCGTCCGGGTAGTTGCCGGGCGCGGAGTGGTCAGCAGCTCCAGCATTAGGGTAGTACACCGCGTGGTTGTGTCTAGGCATCTCGCTTTCGGTAAGCGTGTGTTCCGCCTCTCCGCCGGTCGCACCGGCTTTATAGGTCGTGCCAGCAGCGAGAAGAAATCTGTCCTTGATCTGCACCCACGTGCCGCCGAACAAGGTCTTTGGGTTTGTGCTGTTTACGCTCATGTAGATGGAGCCGACCGGATACACCTTGTCGAGCACCGTACTGACATCGGCTCCGCCTGAGCTTGCGCCGATATCTGATTTGAGCTCCGCTGGTGTCCGGTAGTACACCAAGCCGCTGTCATCCAGCACGGCAATTTTACCGGGTGCGCGGCCGAGGTCGGTTGCTTCCGTCGTTTGCAGCCACGTGCCGGTAAAGTATTTGCCGGAGACATTGCCCGTAAAAGTCCCTCCGGATTTGTCCATCTTGCCGGACAGCGCCGCCTTGACGAGCTGGATCAGCTTTTCAATCGCTGTACTTCCGCTTGTCTGCATAAGTCAGCCCCCCGTCAGATGGAATTCCAGATGGTCTGAACCTCGTCCGCAGTCAGCTCCGTCAGGTCGATCGTGCCCGCAAGCACGTCCCACTTGTAGCTGCCGCTGCCAGCGTCCACACACACGACGTTCGTGCCCGCGCCGTAGCTGTGTCCTGCGCCCTTGACGAATGCCGCCGTCGTCGTGAAGGCATCGCTGACGTTGTACACCCAGCCCTTGTTTCCGGCCGCGGCCGTCGGCAGAGACGCGAAAGCGATCGACCCCTTCGGCGTATACACACCAGTGATCGCGCTGCTGATGGCGGCTTGCACCTGATCTGCCGTCTGCAGGCCGGAGACCTTCGTGTCCACGTAGCTTTTCACGACCTTGTTCTGCGCAGGATTCGTAGATGTGCTCGACATGGCGTCGTCGACCGTAATACCATCCGGCAAGTCCGTGTAAGCGATATTGCTCCCGTTCACCGTCAGGTACTTTCCGTTATCCGCGCTTCCGGGGTTCGGCGCGATAATGCCGTAGACCAACTTGTTTGCGGTCGATGCAGCGGTGTCGCTTTTCTGGTTCACACAGTAGCAGACCATCATATTCCCCAGCTCAAAGTGCGTGAAGTATGCAATATACTCACCAGTACCGAGTAGCGTGCAGGACGTTATTGGAAAGCGCTCGTAAATATCTTTCTGCCACACGCGCTTTCCTGCCTGATATGCCTCGTAGATTTCCTTCGCCGTGTGATTTGCTGTGTATTCATCAATGTATTCCCCGGACGTGTCTTTCTGATGTGTGAAAGTTACGTAGTAATCCTCCATCTTATCTTGCAACCCATCAAGTGCAGTCTTCACTGCCTTGTTCTGAACCGGGTTGGCGCTGGATGCAGACAGTGCGCTATCCACGACCGTCTTATTCGCGCCGCCCTCCACGCCGTCCAGTTTGACCTTATCTGCCGCAGACATCAAGCCCGACGCGCTCGTCGTCGCGTTTGTCTTATCAGCCTTGTTGTTGAGCGCCGTTTTCACTAGCTGCATCAGCTTGTTCAGGGCGTTCTGCCCTGCGTATTTCGTTGCCATAGTTCTCCCCCTAAGCGTTATTCCACATGTCCACGACCTCAAGGATCGTCAGCTCTTCATCCTCATCTACCGCGCCGACGTTTTTCGGCGTCAACTGTACATTTCCGGCGCCATCCGGCAGCACACGGTTGACGCTCTGCACTGTGCCTCCGCCGCTTCCACCGCCGGTCGGTGTGCGCCAGCCCGTGTCATAGTCGCTGTCGGACAGCTTTGTCAGCGTTTGCCCGGTCGTTCCGCCAGGGGGCACACCGATACCGGGCGGCCCCGGCGGTCCTTGCAGCAGGATACCGCCGAGGCGAACCGTCAGCGAGAACCGGCCGTTTGCCGGTACGACCGCGGGCATTTACAGCACCTCTTCGCTGATGGCGTCCGCGACCTTCGCTTTCAGCTCGTCGATCACGCCGAGCACCATGCCGCCAGGAAACTGCACACGCACGTCTACGCGAATTCTCTCGTTTTCTGGTAGCGTGAATGTTTCTTCCTGCGTTACGGGGACAACAAAGCACGAGATTTCGGGACTATATGTGATTTGACCGGGGTACAGCTTTCGGATACCATCGCCGACGAACACTTCTACTTTTTCTACATCCGCATCGCTCAGTGTTTCACCGTTGAGCTGGATCTCCAGTGGAATGCCGTAAGCGTCACCCTGTTTGATTACAACTGCCATATCATCACCTCATCACGAAACGAAGTATAGGCCGTGAACGGAAATCCCGGCAGTGTCTTTCGTGACATCATCGGGTAGTACAACGCAGAGCGCGCGCTCGTGCGAAGCCAACAGCGTCGTGAACACCGGTGCGCTCACGTACTTCGTTGTACCTGCCGATTTGTATGTCACATATGCGCTGTAACACCCGAACTTTGTGAAATCGTATCCGCCGGTGCCGGACGCGGTAATATACACGCGCTTTCTCTCTACGTCTGCGTCTGACAAATGCAAAAACTGCGCACCGAAAAACACCGCTTTGAGCGCAACCGCAAATTTGCACCAATGCGTGGAGAGCGTGCACGCAGTAGACGTGGCCGAGAATGTCAGCTCGTCGACCGGAATGTCCTCCTGCAGCGCACCGCTCGTAAAATGGCTTTTCTGGATCGCACCGCTTTCGATCTTTTCGCTCGTCACTGCCCCGTCTGCAATCTTTGCCGCCGTTACGGACGCATCTGCAATGCCGCCCTGCGACACACTGGCGATCTGGCTCTGCACGTTCTCGATCGCGTCCTGCACGTTCGTCTTGTTGACGGCCGTTGTCGGAGTAAAGCCGATGCTCTTCGCAGCTGCGTTGTTGCCGAGCGCAGCGACCAGATCGTTGAGCGCCTTTTTCAGCAGGTTTCCTGCAAGGTCAAACTTTGCTTTCAGAGACGCAGCGGAAAGTCCGCCAACGTCGTTCGGCTCGTTGTCGAGTTTGGAGATGATGTTCATGTCTTCATTGCACGTCGGAAGTGCCATATGTAACCCTCCTATCGCACATATCCTGTGAACCGCACGCGGATGTCGGCGCTCGTGACCGTTGCCGTCGTGTCCGCGTCATCGTTCGTCAGGATGAGCTTGTAGTATGTAAATTTCTTTGCTTTCAGTTTCAGCCGCGTCATATACGGGCGCTTGTTCGTGTTGAACGACCAGTGCGCAAAATTCGCGTGGTCAAACGCTGCGCTGTTGCGGAAAACCAGCTTCTTCGAGAAATCCGCTTTCCGGTCTGTCATGACCGTCACGGTCATCGACCCGGCGTACGTCGGCACGAGACCGATCCACAGCATGGCGGAGTATTTGCGCATGAAATCCGCGCCGAAGTGCATGTTGCCGCTCTCCCATCGTGCGCCGATTGCTTCTCCGCAGTCGCTGCGGAACGCATCCGAAATCTCTACGAGCACATTTTCACGTGCTCCGAGCAGTCTCCCGTATGCGCGGTAAAAGTGCTTGACAGGGAAGTTCGTGTACAGATACCAGACATTGAGACCGTAGTTGTGCACAATGGCCGTGTCACCATATACGCAGTACCATTCTTTACGGTCGTTGTCGTCCCAGCAGTACGCCTGCCGGAGATCGAAACTCTGCAGCGTTTTCCACACGCGGTCTGAGATGCGCTTCGCCTGCCGCTCGTCGATCGTCAGGTTGCTGGAGTAGCTGCTGTTGTTTTTCCATGTGTAGACGCTCTCCCCGAACAGGGTGTAAGGGCTGTTGTCTACAAGCCGCACCTGACCGAGAGCAATGTTGCCGATGGCCTTGTTTACTTGCGTCCAGTAAAACGCAGGGATGATTTTGCCTTCTGCGTTCGTCACCGTGCCATACTGCACGGAGTATGCGCTGTCCTCTTTGAACGCCAGCAGCCTGGAATAGTGGCGGATCATCGCCGTGATCGGCGTGTTCTCGTCGCCGATGTCCAGCACATTCATGTCCGGGAAGTATTCGGCGGTCGGGTTGCCGTCGATGTCCAGCCCGGAATACAGCGCCTTGTTGCTTCCGTCGCCGTAGAGGAACACGCGGTTGTCCGTCGCGCCGTTGTAAAGCTCTGCAAACTTCATTGCCCTGACCGCGCCGGAATCATCGGATGCCACTGTGTATTCAACCTCGTACACATCCGCACCGGCAGGAGGCGCGCTCGTGAATGTGATCTTGCCGTCTGAAAACGTATAGTCCGTACCGGCCACCAGTGCTGCGCCTGTTGCCCTGTTTTTCACGCTCACAGACAGCGTTCCGCTTTCCGGGCATACATATACCGTGGACGTTCCGTCCGTAGCAATGCGGTATTTTCGCTTGCTGGATAGCTTGTTGATCTGCTCCAGTTCCGTGCCGCTGCCGTCCGCACCCACGCCCACAAGCACAGTCGGGACGTACCCGGTCACGTCCGCGAGCGTGTGGCCGTCAAACACCTTGTACTGCGTTCCGTTGAGGATATAGAGTTTTTCCCGGAACCCGAAAAACTCCGTATGTGCGTCGGCGAGTGCGCCCAGCTCCGAGACCGCCGTAGTGGCTGGAAATCCGATTTTCCACAGCTTCCCGGCAGCGGCCGCTACCTGCACATATTCTCCGCCGACGTAGCCGCACCACGTTCCCTGAATTTCTCCGGGGAACGTATGCACAGCTTTCATACCGGGGCGCTTTCGCAGCGCGCCGTCCTGCGTCACACGCCAGTTGCGCATTTCGGATGCCTCTCCGAGCTTCAGGCTTGTGTCGTCTGTTCCCGCCTGATTGACGCCGAGCCATTTTTGGATTCCGACGATCTTTTCGTTCATGCGCGTCACCAGCTCCCAAACTCTCCGTACTCGATGCCGCCGTACACATCCTCGACCGTGCCCATGCTGCACTGTGCGTTTGCCTTGTGCATCGCCACGATCTCGTTGTAGCGCCGCTTGAACCGGTCGGACGCCTCCGGGTTCTCGTCCGTCAGAAGAGCGGAAGCAAGGCCGTATGGCATCGCACCGAGCGCAAGCGTATTGTCGATCTCCGAGACCGTGTCGTCGAATTCCTCAACAGGCCGCCAGCCGGAAGCGGTTTTTCCGGCCTTCTTCGTCTCCGAAAACGGGTACAGCTCCGCGATCATGGTGTTGATGATCGACACGGTGCGGTATTTATATTCGTCCGTGTCCGTCGTCTGCGGTTTCCCGCTGTCACTCAGCTCGTCCATGATGGACATTGCAGCGTCAAACACGTCGCTGACTTCTGCCACAAAATCACCTCGTTATCTGAAAATAGGCGGCGGGAAATCCCGCCGCCTTATCCGTTGCCTCAGGCGGTAGCCGTCATAATGCCGGAATCGAGCGCGCCTGCCTTGCTGGCGTAAGCTTTGACCTCCGTGCCGGCGGTAATGCCGGTCGGCTTCGAGCTGGCGCTATAGGTCAGCGCCGTGGAGGAAGTCTTCGGGTTGCTGCCGTCGGTGGTGTACTTGATGGTCTCACCTTCACCGGCAGTCAGCGTCAGCGTGCCGCCGGAAACAGACATCGTCGGGGTCGTGCTGCCCGCAGTCGCGTGCACGCCGATGGCGTATGCCTTCTTGTCCAGAACAAAACTGTCGAACATCACGCGGTACTCCGCCACATCGCCGTCGATGCCGAGCGGGTTCTTCTGGATGCGCATGGTCTGGTTCTTCACCGGGTCGACGCTCGCACCCTTGCGGAAGATCACGAAGTTGACACCAGCGGGCAGATAGCTGTCCGGGATGGCGTACACGTCGTTGCCGTCGAGCTTGCCCAGAGAGCCGTTTGCAACGGCGTCCTTGCCCAGCACATCAATGCCGACGATGTAGTCAGAAAGCTTGCACTTAGCAAACAGCGTGTGACCGATGAAGATCGCACGATTGTCGGTCGGCACAAGATGGTTGGACATCTCCGCGCCCATGTTGACAATGGCGTCGATGGCCGTCTTGCCGGTCAGCGCCGTCGCGTTGACGGTCACAATACCGGCGCCGCCGACCCACTTCTTCAGGCGGTACTTGTCGATGCTAGGTGTGACCTTTCCGTCCCACGTCGCCTTCATGCGCGCGTTGCACTGCTTGACGTTAAACTGTTCGGCAGCGTTGCCCGCGTCGATCGAGAACGTGCCGCCCTTGTCCTGCGTCATGCGCATGGTCTGCACGGTGTCACCCAGCTCTTTGATCGTGCCGAATCGGCTGGAGCCGCTGCGGGTGTAGTCGCCGAAGTCGCCCTCGTCGGAGCTGTACACGTTGATCGCGTTCACGCCGACAAAGTCGTAATCCTTACCGGCGAATGCGTCGGTCACGCTCTTCTGGTGAAAACGTTCGTCGAGCTTGGTGCTGTATTTGTTCGCAACATTGATTGCCATTATGTAATTACCTCACTTAAAAATTCAAAATTTCAGGCGGAGGCAAGCCCTATGTTCACGTTGTCAGTTGCCGTCGTACCACAGCGCGTCAAACGCTTCGTCGCTGCCGGTCTTCCCGGCGCTGCTCTGGCTGCCGGTGCTCCTCGCGGCGTTCGCCGCGTTCCGGTCGCGCGTCTCCTGTTCGGATTTCATGCGCGCGATCTCTGCCTCCAGCGCCTTATTGCGTTCTCTTGCGTAGGCCGAAACCAGCGTTTCACCGCGGTTAAAGGCTTCCCACACGCCATTCGGAATGGAGGCCGGGTCAACGTCGGGATAGGCTTTTGCAAATGCGTCAAAGCACTCGCCGCGCCACTTCTCGTTCGCTGCCTGCTGCTCCTGCTCCTGATTCTTGGTTGCCAGTGCTGCCCGTTCCTGATCGAGCGCGCGGCGCTCTCTGTCGAGCTTTACACGCTCGAGCGCCATGCCGTCGTCGTCGATGCCGTATTTACTCATGGTAACGGCAATGAGCATGTTTTCCACAAGCTCCTCGACGGTTGTTCCGCTCTGCTTTGCCAGCTCCTGCAGCGCGTTCTCGTGTTCCGTGAGCTGCGCCAGTTGCTGCTTCTGTTCGGACACCTGGTTTTCCAGCTGCGTGTTCTTCTCAGTCACGCGGTCGTAGTCCATGCCCTTCTGGGCCAGCGTTACGACCTCTTCACGGTTTACATTTTTCGTCTCGCCGAGGTGCTTAAGCTCAAACAGTTGGCCGTCTGCCTGCGCCTGCTGCTCCTCGTTCTCGCCCGGCTGTGCTGCATCTGCATCCTGCCCGCCGTCGTTCTGTTCGATCTCCGGCGCGGCGTCGTTGCCCTGCGTCTCCGTACCCGGCGCGCCCTGCGCGTCGTCCTCAACGTCTGCAAAGCTGTCCGCCGTGATGTCGCTCCAATCGTCTGCGTCCGCCCCCAAGGGGGGGGGTGTTTTTTTTTTCCTTGCCAAAACACTTTCTCCCCCTCTTGTTGGCGGGGGCGGCGCTATGGGCGGCGCTGCGTGTTGGAATTTATCCGGGAATGTATTTGCAAGGCGGATTGTCCGCCGCGCGGTCGTTAT